CACTTATGTTTATCAATGTACCATTCATGGAGGTATGGTTGGTAATATTGTTATACAACAGCCTGCCTCATTTGTTGCCGCCAATACAACACTTGCTTTTAATACTGCTAATGCGGCTTTCTTAGCGGCCAATGCGGCTACAGCAACTGATATAACACAAAATAATTCTATTACGGCTGCTTTTGCAGCTGCTAATGCTGCTACAGCTACCAACTTAACGCAGAACAATAGTATTACGGCTGCTTTTGCAGCTGCTAATGCTGCTACAGCTACCGATACAACACAAAACAATAGCATAGCGGCTGCTTTTACCAGAGCAAATAATTCTCTTAATGCCAACACAGGCGGTACAATAACAGGCGATTTAACGATTGGTACAGGAGCTGGCGGTATAATTGCAGGTGCTAATGTAATTTATTCAAATGTTTTTGTAGCAAATAGTAATGGTTACATACAATTTTCAGATGGCTCAAGACAATTTACGGCCAACGCTGGTTCAGGTGGCGGAACAACTGATACTTTTGCAAGAAATCAAGCTAACTCTGCGTTCATTCAAGCAAATGCGGCTTTTAATGTTGCAAACACAGGTGGCGGAGTTGCAAATTCTTTTGGCCAAATTGTTGCCAATGTAGGAACAATTCTTGCAACCAGCTCAAATGATTCTTTTCAGATAGTTGGAGAATCAGGTATATCAGTTTCTTCAAATGTATCCGCAAAAAAAGTCATTGTAAGTGTTCCTGCGGGATTTACTTTTACTACAGCCGACTATGGTTTTGTAACCGATACAACTAATGTAATTTACGACTATGGCACACTATAAATAACAATTATGGCTACACAAGTTCAACTAAGACGAGGTAATAATACACAGACGATTGCGTTTACAGGCGCTGTGGCTGAAATTACCATTGATACCGATAAAGATACCGTTGTGGTTCACGATGGATCCACCGTTGGAGGAGTTCCTTTGGCAAAAGAAGCAACAGTAAATGCTGCTTTTACTGCGGCTAATACGGCTTCTGCGGACGGCCTTGCTTTTGCAATCGCTCTAGGATAAAATATGGCACAACCAACAACAAGACAACAATTCATTGATTACTGCAAACGCCGTTTAGGCTTTCCAGTAATTGACATCAATGTGGATGACGACCAAGTTAGTGACCGAGTTGATGATGCTTTACAATTCTTTGAAGATTACCATTTTGATGGTGTGGAAAAGATGTATATGAAGCACCAAATTACACAAGCGGACATTGACCGCCGTTGGATTTATTGCCCTGATGCGGTTATCTTTGTTGTAGGTATGTTTTCTTTTGATGATTCCAATTCATCTATTAATATGTTTGACTTGCGTTATCAATTACGCTTGCACGACCTCTATGACTTTACATCGGTAAGTTATGTGTCATATGAAATTACCATGCAACATATTCGCACATTAAATTTATTGTTTTCTGGCACACCACAAATTCGTTTTAATCGTAAACAAAATAAAATCTTTTTAGATATTGATTGGTCAAGAGATTTGTCTGTTGGCGACTATGTTGTAATTGATTGTTACAGAGCTATTCGGCCAGCCACAATTACACTTACAGGAACTGGCACAGCCGTTACATCAGCAAATACAATTGCAGGAACAAATACGGTATTTGACCAAGAGTTACTAGAAGGTGACATTATTACGCTTGGCGGCCAAGAGTTGCAAGTCAGTAAAATCACATCGCCAACTTCACTTTCAACAGTTGGTCCTGTATCAACTAATGTTACAAATGGTGAATTAACAAAACCAGGCAATTCAGAAGTTTGGAATGACCGCTTTCTAAAACGATATGCGACAGCACTCATTAAATACCAATGGGGTTCCAATTTAAGTAAGTTTGCTGGCATACAAATGCCAGGTGGTGTTACTTTAGATGGTGTTCGCATTATGACCGAAGCTAAAGAAGAAATGGATAAGATTGAAGAAGATATGTATAACTTCAATAGCTTACCTAGTGAGATATTTACGGGATAATTGTAGTGGCCACCAATGTCTATTTTAATCCGTTTCCGTCCAGCCAGATAACTTCCGAGCAGTTGCTCGTAGAAGATTTGGTGATTGAGGCCATGAAGATTTATGGAATGGATATCTTTTATCTTCCTCGTTCTTCTCGTGACCAAGTAGATTATCTATATGGTGAAGATACTTTAAAACAATATGTTACTGCATATCCAATTGAGATGTATTTGGAAAATGTTACAGGTATGGATGGTGAACAAGATTTTATTTCTAAATTTGGTTTAGAGATTCGTGACGAAGTAACATTTCTTGTTTCTCGCCGTAGATTTGCCGCAACAATACCTTTAATTCGCCCACTAGAAGGCGATTTAATTTACATTCCACTTTTACAAAATTTATTTGAAATTACTTTTGTAGAGCATGAAAATGACCAAGCGATGTTTTACACATTAGGCCGTGGTCGTGGTGGTAATGTGTATGTTTACGGACTAAAACTTAAACAGTATGTATTTTCAAACGAAATTATTCAAGTTGGTATATCTGAAATTGATGACCAAATCCGTGATTACTATCCAAGAACAAATGTGGCACTATCTGCTGGCGGTACAGGCCAGTTCGTTAATGATGAAATTGTTTATCAAAGTGCCAATACATTAGCAAACGCCACGGCAACTGCTGTTGTCCACGACTTTACTCCAAATTCACAAGTCACAATCATTAAAACAATTGGCACCTTTGCATCTGGCGGCACAATTAAAGGCAACACAAGTAACGCAACTTGGACAATTAGTACCTCAAATGATTTGGTCGCACTAGATAACGCCTTTGAAGATATTATTGACAACAATCGTATTCAAGCCGAAGCTAATGCTATCATTGATTTTTCAGACACAAATCCTTTTGGTGAACCATAATGTTAGGTCAAGCACACTACTATAATCGGTCTATTCGTAAAATTGTTGTGGCATTTGGCACACTTTTTAATGATATTCTACTTCAACGCTATACAAAAGATGGTCTTACCAAAAAAGAAATCTTTCGTGTGCCGTTATCCTATGGTTCAAAAGAAAGATATTTAACACAAATTACTTCGGATCCAACTTTAGTTAAAACAGTTGCGGTAACTGTTCCAAGGATTTCATTTGAACTTACAGGTATGTCATATGATTCTAGCCGTAAGCAACAGTCGCTGATACAGAACTTTGCTTTAAATGCCAATGGCGGAATTAATACACAATATACACCCGTGCCATATGATTTTAATTTTTCTATGTCCATCTATGTGCGTAATACGGAAGATGGTACACAAATTGTAGAACAAATTTTACCATTTTTTAAACCAGATTTTACTGTTACTGTTGATTTTATTCCTGGCATGGATCAAAAGTATGACATGCCAATTACTTTAAATTCTGTAAATACAACAACTGATTATGAAGGTGGGTTATCTGATAGCACTACTCGTTTAATTATTTGGGATTTAGATTTTACTGTTAAAAGTTATTTGTGGCCAGCAGTTAAAACACCAAACGGATTAATTGGCGCTTTAAATACCACAACAGGCCGATACGGCAGTGCCAACACAAACATATACATTGAAACACAAAATCTTGATGCTCAGAAAGTTACTGTTAATTATGCCACAGGAAATAATTACTATCTTACAGGCGAAACAATTCGTGTTGATAGACCTGATACAGATGAAATTACAGGCAAAGTAGTTTTCTTTAGTAATAATAGCACAGGCATATTAGTTGTTGAACAACTAACTCAACTACTACAAGCAAATGATATCGTTGTTGGAGATTACACCAATGCGTCCTACAATGTAACATCTGTTGCTGTGTCACCTGTCAAGGCTATCGCAATTGTAACTAGACCTAGCCCACAAAACTCTGATCCAGATGATGAATTTGGTTTCTCTGAAACAATAACCAATTGGCCTAATACTTTAATATGAACAATTTAAATGAAAAATTATCTGAAGCTTTAGAAATACAACCTCTAGAAATTAAACAATCTACCGAAATAGTAGAAGTTAAAGATGTTGTTGACGATGACGCTGAGTTTGCTAGGCAAAACATCCGTGATTTGATTGTAAAAGGCAACGATGCTGCAAGTCATATCGTAGAAATTGCCAAGCAATCTGAGCACCCAAGAGCCTTTGAAGTGGCCGCTGGTATGTTAAAAAATCTATCAGATATGAATAAAGATTTACTAGAAATTCAAAAACGCAAGCAGGATTTACAACCAAAGGTAACCAACAACACACAAAATCTAAACATAGATAAGGCTGTATTTGTTGGTTCTACCGCAGAATTACTTAAACAATTAAAAGAAAATAAATAAGATTATGGAAAAATTAATTGAACAACTTAGAACAATTTTAGGTACAAACTTTGGTTTGTATTTTAAAATACATTCATACCATTGGAATGTTGAAGGTCCCAATTTTGTAGAATATCACACCTATCTTGGTCAACTCTATGCACAAATTTTTAATAACACCGATTTAATTGCTGAAAAGCTTCGGGCGCTTGGA